CTGCCAATCTACAAACTTGTAATCAACCCAGAGGACGAGACCGGGGTTGAGTTCGTGTCCCTTGTGACCAAACCAGCCATTGAGCGTGACTTTCAATACTTCAATGACCAGTTCGTTGATCCACGAGCAGGAGAGAGCGAGGAGGACTTCATCTCTCGCTGCATTCCGGTTCTGATTGGTGAAGGCAAAGACGAAGCACAAGCAGCAGCCATTTGTTATTCCTACTGGGAACAGAAGTTTCAGTTTGAATCCTACAACGACTATCCAAAGGCAGCAGGTCAAAACGCTATGCGAGGAATGAAGTTGAACGAGGCAATCGGTGGTCAATGTGCAACCTTGGTAGGCAAGAACAGAGCCAACCAATTAGCCAACGGAGAAAACCTTTCTCTTGAGACCATCAAGCGCACCTATTCATTCCTATCCAGAGCCAAGACATACTACGACAAGAACGATACCGAATCTTGTGGGACTATATCTTATCTATTGTGGGGTGGTGACGAGATGCTTCGTTGGACTGAGCGCAAGTTGGAGCAGTTGCAGTTGAAGAAAGCCCGTAGAGGTTTTGCCGTTCAAGACGAGGAGAAAAAAATCATCTCTGGCCCTGCAATGATTGCTGACCTTCCCATCTATCGGTATGACGATATGAGAGGTGAGTATTATGTCGTGTTTGACAAAGAGACCATCTTTGAAATTGCAAAGAAATGGGCGAAGCAAGACCGCTATGACTCTGTGAATATCCATCACGATTTGCCCTCTGCCGGACTTTCTCTGTTTGAATCGTATATCGTAGACAGAGAAAGAGGAATAATGCCTCCAAAGGGCTACGAGGAGGTCGCTGATGGCAGTTGGTTTGTTTCATACTTGGTCAATGATGACCAAATCTGGGAGCGAGTCAAGTCAGGCGAGTTCCGAGGCTTCTCCGTTGAGGGGTTGTTTGATTTTGAAATGACCCAAGAGCAGAAGGTTTCAGACGCTCTGTTTGCCCGAATCAAGGAGATTGCAGCCAAGTGGGACGGGAAAAATTGAGCCAAAAAATAGACACCACTAAATATATATAGATATGAACTCAAAAGAAGTAATTCACGAGATTCGGACTTTGCTGGGATTCAGCGAAGAACCGAAAGCCGAAGTTGAGATGGCATCTGCTATGCTCGTTGACGGCACAGAGATTCAATGGGAAGGCGAGTTGGCCGTAGGTACTGCTATTTTCGTTGTAACAAACGAAGGCTTGATTCCTGCTCCAGACGCTACTCACGAAGTTGAAGGCGGAATGTTGGTTACCACCGAAGGCGGATTGGTGACTGAGATTGTTGAAGTAGAGGCAGAAGTTGAGGTTGAAGTTGAAGCAGAGAAATTTGCTACTTTGGAAGCCTTTGAAGTTGCCGTTGCTGAATTGAAAGCCGCAATCGCTGACTTGAACTCTAAGGTTGAGAAGTATGGCGAGAAATTCGCTGCACAAAGTGAGGCCGTTTCTAAGGCCGTTGATTTGGTAGAGGCTATCGCTGAACTGCCCTCTGCTGAACCCGTAAAGAAGGACGAAGTGAAATTGTCCAAGAAAGACCAGCAGTTCGCAAACATTGTCAAAATTGCACAAACCTTAAAAAAATAAAATCATGGCATTTAATGTAACCGGGTTAACTAATTATGTTAACGAGCAAAACACCGACATCCTTGTAAAGAGTTTGTTTGGTAGCAAGACGGCCTCTATGCTTCAAGCAGCAGGTCAAGTTCAAGTAGGTGTAAAGAGCGCAGAGGCTTTGAACATCTTGTCAAGTGATGTATACTTCCAAGCCGATGGCTGTGGATACACCGCTTCTGGCAACACCACTTTCACTCAGCGTACTATCACCGTAGGCAAAATCAAAGTAGAGGAGACCTTGTGTCCCAAAACTTTGGAAGCCAAGTGGATGCAGACCCAAATCGCTGCTGGTTCTCCTACTGCCGTTCCTTTTGAACAGGCTATCAGCGAGAGCAAGGCTTCTGTAATTGCCAAGCAGTTGGAAGTTGCTATGTGGCAGGGTGATACTGCTACCTCTAACACCAACCCCAACACAAACAAGTTTGATGGTTTCAACAAAATCATTGACGCTGTTTCTGCTTCTACAATCGCTGGTAATGTTGATAGCGTGACTTCAATCACTGCTTCTAACATTGACAACATCTTAGACGGAATCTATTCTGTTATCCCTGCTGACATCGCTACTTCTGATGACTTGATTTGCTGGGTAGGTGTTGACACTTACAAGAAGATGTTGGTGAACTTGAAGAACGCCAACTTGTTCCACTATGTTCCTGATGCTGGAACTGCAATGGAAATGGTTTACCCCGGCACAAACATGAAGGTTGTTGCCGTTGGTGGATTGGATGGCACTAACCGCTTGTTCGCTGGTCGTTTGAGCAACTTCTTTGTTGGAACTGACTTGGCTAATGAGGAGGAGGAACTGAAGTACTGGTACTCACAAGACAACGATGAAGTTCGCTTCCGTATGACTTGCAAGTATGGTGTTCAGGTTGCTTTCCCTGATCAGATCGTTCGTTTCGTATTGGCTTAATTAATAAAGGAGGATAGAATATGAGTTGTGCAATCACCCAAGGATTCACCCTTGACTGCAAAGACGCAGTTGGAGGCATTAAATCTATCCACTTGATTGACTGGGCTGCTTCTGGATTCTCAGTAGGTGGTGGCGAAGTTACTGCTACTACCATTGCTACTGGTTCAGTTTTCACCTACGAACTTCCCAAGGGAACTGGTTCAATGGTGGTGACTACGAATGTAAGCACCGAGAACGGAACATCTTTCAACCAAGCGGATGTCGCTTTCAAACTCCGCAGATTGTCTACTGCAAAGCGTAACGAGTTGAAACTCCTTGCTGCCGGGCGTGTATTCTGTATTGTAAAAGATAACAATGACGAATACTGGTTGGCTGGTTACGAGTACGGCTGTGATGTGACCTCTATGGTCGGCAACACCGGAACTGCAATGGGCGATTCAGTTGGCTACGAGGTAACTCTCTCAGCCATTGAAAGCGAAGCACCTTACAAAGTCCAAGCATCAGTTGCCACTTCATTGGGCATTTGATTTCTGGTTTTCATAGTGTTTAGATGGGGAGGCTTCGGCCTCCCTTTCTTTTTGCCAATTTTTTGATTCTGCTATTTGTAAGTGATGTTGCAGATTGACAAGGCTGAAACCAAAGATTGGATTTTGACGCTCACCGAGAAGGTGACCATCTCTCCCGTCTATTTTCTTTTTTCTTTTACCCATCGTCTGACTAACACCACAACGAACAAGATTCTGACCGATTCAAGTTCTTACACCGAGCGATATAACAAATTCTCTGTAACTGAGGGGACAACTTTCACGTTGGATGCTGGAGAATATCTCTACAAAGTTTATGCTCAGACCTCTCCTTCAAACACCGATCCAGCATTGGCAAATGAATTGGTTGAGGAAGGGCTTCTCAAGGTCAATATCGTTTACTCTAACCCGGAGGAATACACTCCCACTTTAACTGAAAAAATCTACGAAATATGAGTTCTGCTACTGAATTTATGGCTGGTTTCACCGGCTCAAAAGTCCTTTCTGGCACATCTGCTAACACCGGAAAATTCCGAGGTTTCATTGTCAATGACGATGCCGTTGTATCTGCTATCCTTGACGAGAATGGTTCTTCTATCTTGGCCTCTTTGGGCTTGAGTGGAGTAACCTTGCGCTCTGGTGCTTTTATCTCTGTTAGCGAAGACAAGACAATCACGAGCATCACCTTGACCTCTGGAAGCGTTATCGCCTACACGGTATGATAAGAATCGGTGTTCGTCCTGAGATGAAAGGAGGCTTGGCCTTCTCTCTCTTTTACACTTATCGTGACCGCATTGTCGCTGATGGTGGCTATGTGGAAGCGTTCAGTTGTGCCATTTATAGAATGAATAGTTTATGAGTTTACTTGAACAAGCATCTCTTGTGATGATTCCCTCCGGTTACAAGGAGGATGTTGTATACTGCCCGAAACCCACAGACGGAAGCGGAGACCTTACCTTCACCCGTGCGAGTGACGGCACCCGTGTAAATTCTTCGGGGTTGGTTGAGAATGTGCCTTGGAATTTGGTGAAACAAAGTGAGCAATTTAATGCAAGTCCTTGGGTATTAGACAATGGTGCTGGTACTGGCTCTATTGCAGTAACTAACAATTACGCAACTGCCCCAAATGGAACATTAACTGCCGACAGATTACAACTTGTAAAGGGCAGTGTATATGCACAAACATATCAACCCCTTTCTGTAATTAGTGGCGCACAATATACATTATCAGTTTATTTGAAATCGTTAAGCGGAACGCCAACAATAACTACATTTTTTGATACTACACCATTAGGCAAAAAAACAATTACAACGGAATGGGTAAGATATGATTTTACTTTTGTTGCTTCTACATCAACAGTGTACCCGTTAATTGGTTTACACACTACCGATTCAGCAACGGCAGATATATTGGCTTGGGGCTACCAAGTCAACCAAGGCAGCACTGCAAAGCCCTACTTCCCCACCACAGACCGCCAAAATGTTCCCCGTTTGACTTATGAGGGAGGGTGTCCAAGTTTGTTGCTTGAGCCGCAGAGGACGAATTTGTTGACTTATTCAGAGCAGTTTGACAATGCGGCTTGGACAAATTATGACCGAGTAACACAAAATAGTGTTATTAGCCCAAGTGGCGCACAAGATGGTAGCACCTTCACGGTCTTGAGTACTGTTTCATTTTTAGGACAAAACCCAACGCTTACCTCTTCAACACCTTACAGCTTTAGCATTTATGCTAAAAAAGGAAACTGGGATATTTTTAGAATTGGTAATGGCTCAAGTTCTACAAATGCTGCTTGGTTTGATTTGACCAACGGAACAACTGGAAACCAAGTAGGAGGTACTTCAAAGATTGAGGCGGTAGGCAATGACTGGTATCGCTGCAGTTATACTACAAGCAATCCAAATATTGGGGGAACTTATTCTTTTTTCGTTAATTTAAGTACTGCAATGGGTGCGACCAGCTCACCTGGTGACGGCTCAACTATGTCCTTTTATGCTGCACAAATTGAAGAAGGAAGTTACCCCACCTCCTACATTGGCCCCACAACTTCGGCCGCGGTTACAAGGGTAGCGGATGCGGCTTATAAGACGGGCATTAGTTCGTTGATTGGGCAGACGGAGGGGACGATGTTTTTGGACTTTGTTTTAGATAGTGTTGATGGGGGAAATGATTTCCGTTTTAGCGTTACCGAAGGGGCTTTGTATAATAATGAAATTTTTATAGGTATGACAAATGGCTATTTAAGAGCATTTATGCAAGAATCTGGGTCAGCGGTTTACGACTCTGGCAATATATCTGCGATTGTTGGAACTCGCTACAAAATGGCTTTAGCCTACGCCAATAATGATGTGGTTTTTTATGTGAACGGAACGCAAAAAAACATAAGTTCAAGCGCAACAATTCCGAATACAGATGAAATAACAATAGGAAATAGAACGGATAGTAAAGCAATGGTTGTAAAAGAAACAGTTAACCAAGCCGCCCTATTCAAAACCCGCCTAACCAACACCGAACTAGCCGCCCTAACTACTCTCTAAAATGACAACTTTTCGCAAATACAAGTTCACTCCCGCACAATGGGACACGCTCAAAGCCAAAATACAAGTAAAGGACGAGGAAGGCAACAAGTCATATAAAGGCTGTGCAGTCCACGAAATAGGTTTTATTTGCTTTGAATGGGGCAAAGATGCCGAAGATATGCCCGTGTGTGTTTTGCAGTCCGATAAATGGGCGGTGGATATTCTTTGGTATGTTGAACCTTTGGCCGACTTTACCGCATACGAGGTATGGCCGAAGCCTTGCGGGGTGCATATTTTCGCAGGTTGCGAAAGCGAATACTTGAAAGGGTATTGCGCCAAGTTTCCTGAATCAGAGTTTTGTATAGTCCCCGAACCGCTAACAAATGGCTAAAGCGAAAACAAAAGCGGCTACTGCGACCTGGAAACCTAAGCCCAAGAAGAACAACAAAGGCGTACATTCCAAGAACAACAAACCAGCGAAAAAATACAGAGGGCAAGGACGATGAAACTTCCAGTATCTTTCACCGAGTTTTCAAAAGACCCATCAAAGGCAGTCACTTACTTAATGCTTTTTGCGGTTGTCTTTCTTTATCTCAGAATGGAGAACCAAGATAAGCAACTGAACACCGGTTGTGAGGATAGGCTGACAAGGTGCGAATCCAAGTTAGACCAAATGGCAAAGATGCTCAAGACCCAAGATTCACTCTCTGCCTCGCTTCGCTCTGAACTCAACACCTACAAAAAAATAGGAGTCATCAAATGAAATACTTTCTCTTAGCCTCTTTATTGGCCGTCACCGCAACTCCTCGTTTGAAGAACTCTGATCCCTATGCCAAATACGACTTGGTGATTGATCACGCTAAACAAACCATTGAAGTCACCAGAGCCTCCATAGACGAAGCAAAACAGATGACTGAGGAGAAAGTACAGCAAGTGCAACAAAGTGTCTTAAAAGCCGAGGAAATGGCTAAAAAGGTGCAATTGCTTGAGATGGTGTGTGAAGTTTACTCCGTACCCGTCCCAGAATCAATGGAAGAACTGGAGGCAGACCAACGAGCCGACTCAATCCGGGTATCAAATATGCAAAATCTAAACAAGCGATGAAATTACTTGAAATGTTCAAAGGCCAAGCAGGGGAGATTTCCTCAAAGCGAGTGGTCGGTATAGTTGGTGCTGTGGTTCTATTTGGGACTATGATTGCCAACTCTTTCTCTCCTCTTGACATTGCTCCTTCTGGTGAACTTGTATCGGCTGTGGAATGGGTGACCATCCTTTGTCTGGGCTTCACTTCGGTGGAGAAATTTTCCAAAAAGGACTAAACGCTATTTGTAGGTGATGGAAGGCCATTTTCAAAGAGTCAGTTTTGTGGAATCTGCTCTCCCTAAATTCAAGGAGAACAAGAGCAAAGGCTTCGTCACCTTTGGGGAAAATAACAAGTACCCATTTGAGTTGATTGACCTTTTCAACAAATCCCCAAAACACTCTGCAATCGTAACCCAAAAAGCAGCGTATCTGTCAGGGGACAAAACCGAAATCATCGGAGCAAATACCGAGGACATTGCCAGAGCGCAGGACTATCTCAACTCTATAAACGCCTACGAGGATTTTGAATCCCTCAAGACCAAGATTGCTCAAGATTGTGAGTTATTCAACGGCTTCGCTTTGGAGATCATCTGGAACAAGGCAAAGACCTCAATTGCTGAGATTTATCACCTGCCTTTCCAGAATGTTCGTAAAGGCTTGGAAATGGATTTTGTCTATTCTGACAACTGGGATTCTCACAGACCTGAGTTGACCTACTACCCCAAGTGGAATCCAACCACTCGTGAGAACAAGCAACTATATTATTTTAAGTTTTACCGAGCCGGTCAAGACATCTATCCTTTGCCTGACTACATCGGGGCTTTGAAGTATGTTGAGATTGACACCGAGATTGCCAACTTCCATTTGAACTCCATCAAATCTGGTTTCTCTGCTCAGACCTTGATCCAACTCTTTAAGGGGATACCAACTCCAGAGGAAGCCAGAAAGACCGCAAAGCGATTCAAAGACAACTTCCAAGGCACGGACAACGCTGGGTCTGTAATAATCCAATACAACGAACCCAACGAGAACCCATCGGTGATCAACAACCTTGCTCCTTCGGATTTTGACAAGTTGTTTGTTGAATTAAACCGTCAAGTCCAAGAGGAGATTTTTGTCGGCCATAAGGTAACCTCTCCGATGTTGTTCGGAGTAAAGACCGAAGGTCAATTGGGTGGAAGAAGCGAACTGGTTGAGGCTTACGAGACCTTTCAGAGTTCCTATGTAGAGCCTCGTCAAAAGCAACTTGATTCTTGCCTTTCGCATATATTCAAATACATCGCACCAGTCAAACTGGAGACAAAGAACAATCCTCCGATTGGCTTGGATTATGTTTATCTGTTTGAGAAGGGCATCATCTCTAAGGAAGAAGCCCGTCAAGAATTGGGAATGTCTGTTGACCCTTTGCAGTTCTCCTCTGAAAATCCTTTTGGATGGAATGATGATGCTGACATCAAGGTGTTTGAAGCATTCGGTGAAACTGCCGACAAGTTTGATTTTGTCAAGATGAAGTTTGATTCTGCTTTGAGTTTGATGATTCTTCAACTTTTGCAAAACAACCCCGGACTATACGCTGAGGATTTGGTTGATTTGATTGATGAAGACCCAGATGTCATTCAAGAGGAACTGGATATGCTATTTGCAGACGGAATGATTGAAGATGTCGGAGGCGGTTGGGGCATATTGGCAGCAGGTTTGACTTTGCTTAAAGACAACAACATCAGCGACACTATTGAGGTTCGCTATGAGTACGCTAAGAATCCAGCGATGCCCGGTGCTGATGTCATTCCTACCACTCGTGACTTCTGTCGGAGAATGGTTGATTTTGGTCGTTTGTACACCAAAGAAGACATTGACAAAATGTCCTCAATCTTGGGCTACGATGTTTGGCAAAGGAGAGGCGGTTGGATGACCGTGAAAGGCTCATCTCCTGCCGTTCACCTTCCCTATTGCCGTCACGCTTGGATTTCAAAAGTAGTTAGAAGAAAATGAGCAACTTTGTCTATTTCATATCAACCTCGTATCTCAAGGACAACACCCCTCTAAACGAGAACCTTGACGATAAAATCTTGAAGGCTTCCATCAAGGAGGCGCAAGAGATTTACATCCGTAACATCGTTGGCTCTGGCATCTATAACGAGTTGCAGACCCAAGCCTATGGAGGTACTTTGACGGCTGACAACACGAGCCTTCTGGACTCTTATATCGCTCCTTGTTTGAAGTATTATACATTGGTGGAGTCAATGCTTCCCTTGACCTTTAAGTTTATGAACAAGAGCGTTGCTTCTCGCAATTCTGAGAACGCCACACCAGCCACTCCCTCTGACCTCACCCACATAGAGCAAAGATACAGAGACAAGGCTGAATACTACGGAGAGCGTTTGCGTGATTACCTTCGCACCTATCCCAACAAATATCCCCTTTATCTTAACCCCGGTTCTGACTTTGACACCATCCGTCCCAAGTCAACTGCTTTCTTTGGTGGTATGTACTTGCCCGGTGATGATGACTGCTTCTTCAACTATGACTTCCCACAAGAATAAATGGCGATTGAAAAACGAAATCAAACTGAAAGCCTATGACCTTAAACCAGATAATCGCCAAGATAAAAGCGGCAGCCGAGAGTCACAAGATGGTCGGCAAGTTCGCAGTAGGGGCTGAGTTTGACTTTGCCGTTGACGAGGTTAAGTATTACCCTCTGGTTTGGTTAGTCCCCAATGGCTTCCAGTTTAACCAACAAGGTAAACTCGTATCCTATCAGTTCGCAATGATGGTGATGGATAGGCAGTTTGAGTCATCCTCAAACACCATAGAAGTCCTCTCAGATACCGCAGGAGTACTCATTGATATTATCACCTTACTTGTCAGAAATAATCGCTTAGATGAAGAATTTGAAATCCTTGTCAACGCTACTGCCGAGCCGTTCTACGATTCATCTACTGACATTGTGGCTGGCCATGCTATTGATTTTGTTGTCAATACCCCCTACTTGGAATCATACTGCGACATCCCGACTTGATACTATTCAGATTCTGAAGGTTGAAAAGCAAACAATCCACACGGAACGCATCCGCACCGAACAAGCCTATGACACGCTATTTGTATATCTTAGTGATAGCCTTGCTGATATCCGCACCACAGAACGCCTATTGTCAATTCACCGATTCATTGATTCGGGAGGTCAACTATCGTCTGTGGCAAGGAGCAAAAGCACGAGAGCAAGTGATACAACTCAAGAAAGAGTTGGCGATTGATTCGGCACTTATCCACGAGCAAGGGGTTGTGATTGAAAAACTGGACAAAGAGAACATCCAATTAAAAACTGACAACGCCATCTTGACCCAAACGAACAAAACATTCAAGCGCACCTCGGCAGCCTTGTCGCTGCTGGTTGTGCTTCTTATACTATGAAGACAAAAAATGTCCATATCATTGAGAGCGATTTTAAGCCACGCAAAGTCCTTCTCCTAAGCGATCTACACTGGGACAACCCAAAGTGCGACAGAAGGCTTCTAAAACGCCATTTGGACGAAGCCAAAACAGAGGGTTGTGACATCCTTTTGAACGGAGATACTTTTTGCTTGATGCAAGGAGCGTATGACCCACGAAAAGCCAAGAGCGATATCCGACCTGAACACAATGTAAACAACTATCTTGATGCGGTAATTGGGTCAGCGATTGAATGGTTTGCACCTTATGCTCATTTAATTCGGGTCATCGGGTATGGAAACCATGAGACCAGCGTACTCAAAAGACAAGAGACCGATGTCATTGAGCGATTTGTTTCTGGAATGAACATAGCACACGGATCATCTATTGAGGTTGGGGGCTATGGTGGATGGGTTGTTTATGAGTTCAGAGATGAGAACAAACACAGAGCAAGGTATCGCATCAAGTATTTTCACGGCTCAGGAGGAGCAGCACCCGTAACTTTAGGAACAATACAAGCAAACCGAATGCAGGTGTTTGTAGAGAATGCCGACATGATTTGGCAAGGCCATGTTCACAATGACTACGAGTTGACTTATATGACCGAGCGACTGACTTTGCACAACATAGTAGAACTCAAAGAGGTTGTTCATGTTCGCACCGCAACCTACAAAGAAGAATACAACGAAGGAAAAGGTGGATGGCACATTGAGAGAGGAGCAGCACCCAAACCTCTCGGAGGTAGATGGCTCAACCTAACACCATGCCGTCAGCATACTGGAGCAGCCAAAGTCACCGGCTATACTTATAAAACATCATGAACCTAATCAAAGTCCCTTTTATATATGAACTCGTACCCGACCCAATGGACAAGTTGCTCAACGATGCTCCCGATCTGGTGGAGTACGAGCGAGATGGTTACTTGGATTTGGACTCCGTCATCGCAGCCGTAGAGTTAGACGATTACACGGAGGTCTACACCGCCCATCAGGTTTTCTTGTTAAATTTGCCCCTCACAGATTTTATGACCAAATGGATGCAGTAAACCACCCCGAACACTACAAAGGAGAAATAGAAGCCATTGACGCTATCAAAGCCTCAATGACCAAAGACCAATTCAACGGCTACTGCAAGGGAAACGCTATGAAGTATTTGTGGAGGTGGGAGAGGAAAGGCAAGGTGGAGGACTTGAAAAAAGCCCAATGGTATCTGAACAAACTAATCTCGGAAAATGAACCTCAAGCAGTATCCATTTAATGACTATGTCAACGAGTCGGTTGCCAAGAAGCAAATCTATCTCCATCATACAGCAGGAACTGGGACTCCTCAAGCCGTTTTCAATATGTGGCAAAAGAACCTCGTTCGGGTTGCTACTTGTGTTGTGATTGGCAGAGATGGCGAAATCGGTCAAGGGTTCTCATCAGCGAAATGGGCTTATCACTTGGGGCTAAAGCAAGATGTCTTTGCTGCTCACAAAGTCCCTTACCAGTCCTTGGACAAAATCTCCATTGGTGTTGAGATCATAAATTGGGGTCAACTGACCGAGAAAGACGGCAAGTTCTTTTCATATACCGGCAGAGAGGTCAAGGATGTGATTGAGGTCAAGTATAAAAAATACCAATACTGGGAGAATTACACAGACGCTCAGATTGAAAGCACTCGTGAACTTCTTTTGTTGTGGAGGGACAGATACGAGATTCCGCTATCTTATAACGAAGACATCTGGGATGTAACCGACAGAGCCTTGAAAGGCGAAGCCGGGGTCTTCACACACAACTCAGTTCGCAAGGACAAGGTTGATGTATATCCTCATCCCAAACTGATTGAGATGCTGAAATCACTTGCCTGATTACTTCCAAATATCAAACTCTGAAATTGAGAGCAGACAAAAGGCTCTCACAGACCTCATTGCTTCGGGTGGGCAGATAGGCTCTACCCAATTCACCACAGAAGGAGATAGTCAACTTCAACAGATTCTGCTCGGTTGGTCAAACTCTGTCATTGCACAGATGAGAAATAACCTTGCAAGACAAAAGGCTGTTGCTTCTGGTAATCTTTTGCAGTCAATAGCACCGGATGTCAAAACCCTGAGAACGGGAGGCAATGTCAAGATAATGATGTTGGACTACTGGGAATGGGTTGACCAAGGAAGACCAGCCACCAAATCAAACACCAAAGGCAATCCAACGCTGCAACAATCTTTGGAGGAGTGGATTCGGATGAAAGGCATTCAGGTTCGCACATCTCCCAACCAAAACTATCAAAAGGCCGTTAAATCTTTGGCCTATGTGATTGCTCGGAAAATTCACAGAGAAGGATTCAAGGAAAGACCCTTCGTGACTCCGGTAATCAATGACCGCAATTTGGCTCAATTAGGAGAAGCCGTTGGTCGTTACATTTCTATTGCAGTTCTGCCCAAATAGAAAAAAGGT